GCCAAGACATAGCAAAACTTGAAACAGCAGTTTCAAACACAATGTCAATATGTGTGAAACTTGTGGATAGATGGAATTCTTCCGACTCTACAAGGGACAGAAGGCACGAGGACACTATTAAACAACTTAACCAAGTAACCGACGACCTTGCTTATTTAAAGGGGAGAATCAACGGAAAAGGACTATAAAAAAAGTTCTTGACATTAATAATCTTTCTTTTTTACTTTATTTCAACGATTAAACAAACATCTGTAGGAGGATGAAATGAAAACAAAAAAAGTAACTTTCGCAACTTTAAAAAAACTATCTAAAACGCATCTATTGTATCATCAAGTAATGGCAGAACATTTGCCTTACGGAATGAAGTGGTATAAAGAAGATGTAATTCCAGATAAAACTAAACTGACAGATTTAGAAAAGTTTAAAATGACAAAAAATTGGATAGGTAAATCTGAAGATAGTGAAGGAACAAAATGTATTACACTTTCAAATTGTTGCTATGTAATAAATTTTTATCATCCATCTTTTACAAAGCTAAATAATTTAATGACGGTTCTTTTAAAAGGAGTTAAATAATGAATAAATTATTTCAAAACGGAAAAGGCATGCTAAAGTGGGGATTAGAATATTGGGTAGGTGATGAATTTGAGAAAAAGGGCTATTGGTATGCAGAGCATAATCTTTCATATTCAGTTTATGAAATGAACGAAATGCAGTTTGAAATTACTAATGAAGGCCATGGGCATTTTAAATGGCATGTAAAAGGAATTGCAAATCCATATTCTGGCCAAGCATCAACAAAATCAGGTGCTTTAGATATTATTAAAGAATTAAGCAAATATTAAGGAGGACAAACAATGAATGCAATTAAACGCCAAAAAAGAGCCAAACAAGCTCGTAAAAATCAAAACAAATGGAGAGCAAGTAAAAAATTTAAAAGCTCAATTAATCGAATAATGCATAAATTTATAGGAATGAGTAAAAAAGAAGCTAAAAAATATGTAAAAAAATATGGATTGCCGCAATAACTTATTGATAATTAAATAAACTGAAGTAAATTATTATGACGTTCGGAGGAAATAAATATAATTTGGCGGGAGTTTTAAATTCCACCTTTCTGGTGGTCTCTCCTCCTACAATCGTCAATTCCCGCCAATTCTTTTTTTTAGGAGGAAAGAATGAATTTTGATATTTATATTGCTTATCTTGAAATTGACACCCCAAACGATTCACAAGACCAAAAAGGAAAAAACGTTCGCGAATCTTCAATGGAAGAATTGACCGAATCTATTGTAAATGATTATAATGGCTATGATGTTTTTTATGCTTATAAATGTTATAAAGAACAATTTGATGATAAAAAAAATCAATATTTTTTTGAAAAGTCTAAAAGAATTACCGAAATAGTTCGGGAAACAGTAAAAATAAAACGATTAAACAAAGGAGGAACAATATGCCAACCTTAATACATGGCAAAGAATACGCAACAGTTGATGAAAGGGTTGCGGAATTTCATAAACTATATCCAAATGGAAAATTGGTTTTCAAATTATTTAAATCAAACGAAGGGATGTTTGTAGGTAAAGCAACCGCAACGCCGGACGTTGATAAACCAGAGCGTTATTTTACCGGACACGCTTACGAAGTTATTGGAAGTACCCAGATTAATAAAACATCAGCGTTAGAAAATTGTGAAACTTCGGCACATGGTCGCGCTTTAGGCTTTTTAAATATTGGATTGAATGGTTCGATTGCAACCGGCGATGAAGTTGCAAACGCTATACATCAACAAAATGAAACCGATGAAGAAATTATTGCAAAAGAAAAAAAGAATTGGCAAACTTTTAGGGAGAATTTGGTTGGTTTTGGTAAAAAAAATAAAAACCTTAAATGGAGCGAAGTTTTTATTGATAATTTGCATTGGTTGGCTAATGAATCAAATGTTTCAACACTTAACAAAGAACGCGCAAGAAATGAGATAAATTTTAGAAATGGGGAAGGGTAATCAATGGACAACATTAATAAAACAATTTGCAAAGGCGCAAAATCTGATGGGTTGGGAAATAACGTTGAAAGTAAAGTTCGGGATGTACGGGAGAAAACCCAAAATCAACGACTTGACCGACCGGCAGCTTTACAATCTCCTTCAAGCTTTACGAAAGATATACAACGAAACGCGGAATTCGTAAATAGATGCTTTGATGATATGAAAAAGACTTGCGACAAAATGAGTGAAGAATGTAAAGGGTTAAAAAAAGATATAAATAATTATCAAGAATTGATTAAATTGTTATGATGGACGATAAAATGGAAAATAAAATATTCTATTTCAATAAAGAAGGCGAAAAGACAATGGCGATTATTGTTGATAAAGACCTTGCAATGGACAAGCGTGGCGATTTTGTTAGAATATATAAACAATTAGAACGCAACAATTGGACGATTACCGAAATTCAACCAAAGGAGGAAAACAATGAACAGAAAGAAAGACACCCGCAAACTGGCGAACAAGTTTGATAAAGTTTCATATTATGTTGTAGGCTTTTTATTTTTTTATATGATTGCCCAATTTATTCGGGTAATGTAATGGCGAAACGATTTACTTCAACGGATAAATGGAGAAAGAAATGGATTAGAGAATTAAAACCAAAGCACAAATTATTCTGGTTTTATCTTTTGGACAATTGCGACCACGCCGGAATTTGGGAAGTTGATATTGACTTGGCTTCCTTTCAAATCGGTGTTGAACTTGAAGAAGAAGAAGTTTTGCAAACATTTCAAAGAAAAATCGTGCCGTTTAAAAATGGAAAATGGTTTATTCCAAAGTTTGTTGAATATCAATATGGAGAATTGAACGAAAAAGTGAATGCGCATAAATCTGTTATCAAAATCCTAAAAAAATATGGGTTAAACAAAACAATTAAACACTTGCCCAACAGTTCATTTGGAACTGTACAAGATAAAGATATGGATAAAGATATGGATAAGGATAAGGATAAAAGGCGAAAACCTAAAAAAGAACAATTGGCGGAAATAAAAACAAATATTAATGATTATGCCAAAGACTTTCCGAAATTGAATATGGATTTTTATTATTCATCTTTTGTTGATTGGTTAGATGCTGCGGACAAACGATATAAAAATTATTCATCTGCTTTTCGCAATTGTTGCCGTCAAGAATGGTATTCAAAAACAAACGGGTCATATAAAGCCGAAGAAAAAAAAGACAATCAAATTGTTATTGAATGTCCAAAATGCGATTATAAAAGAAAATCAAATCGCGGGGTTTATGCGGTTTGCCCAGATTGCCACGAACAATTGAAGGAGGCTTCTTATGCAATCAATTAAATGGCGCGAACAATATTTAAGAGGTAAATATTTAAAAGCAATTAAAAACAAAAAACCAGAATTTGAAATTCGTAAAATCAAAATAAAATGGATAAAAGCCATTGAAGAAAAAAAAGAAGCTGAAAAGAACATTTAAAATGACTTTCCGTTTTAAGTATAAACCGAAGCGTTTATCAGTAAAAATAAATAGATGTTCTTTCTGTGAATTAGATATTAATACACATCAATGGAAGGGTGGATGTAATTGCATACCTTTAAATGCAGACGGTAAAAAAGAACAAAGGAATCCATTTTCTCCTCAACGAAACTATGGCAAAAGTAGCGTATTAAAATCCGGACATAATCTTGATTACATAGATAAATTCTATGATGGTTATGGTTCTTACGATGCAATAAGAAGAAATATAGACCAAGAAGAATTTTAAAATAAAATCACATCAAAAAATAAATTAAGGCTATTGAAAAAAATAAAGAAACCGAATAAAAAAACATTGACCAAAAGCTTGGATAAAGTTTGGGCGGAAGCGGTTAAACAAAAAGCAGACTTTCAATGTGAATATTGCGGAAAGGTCAAACCGCTTAATTCGCATCATTTTTATTCAAGGTCAATTCGTTCGGTGCGTTGGGATGTTGATAATGGATTTTGTCTTTGTGTTGGTTGCCATGTTTTTTCTTCAAAGTTTTCAGCGCATAAAACACCGGCGGAATTTGTTGAATGGGCGATTGAAAAAAGAGGGCAAGAATGGTATAATATAGTAAAAAACAAAAAGAACACCATTAAAAAATTTGCAATTTTTGAATTGGAGGAACTATTGGAAAAAATAAAAAATGCAAAATAATTTTGATATAGATTTAGATTTTGGCCAAATATATGAAAAAAAAATTAAAAATATGTTGGAAGGCAAAGGAAGAATTGAAGTTAAGACCGAAAGAGATATTTGGAAAAAAACGGGAAACATAGTAATTGAAATTTTATACAAAGGAAGGCCAAGCGGGTTATCAATTACAAACGCCGATTGGTGGATTCATATTCTTTCATATAATGGAAAAATAGACTTAGCATTTATTTTTAGTGTTTGTAAATTAAAAAGAAAAATAAAAAAATTAGTAGCAAAAAAGGAGGCGCGAATTGTTATGGGCGGAGATAACAAGGATAGTAAATTGGTTTTAGTGCCAATAAATAAAATTTTACAAATATAATAATATAAAAATAAAATGAAACCAGTTTGCCCAAATTGCAATAGTACGCATTTAATAAAAAAAGGCGTTAGGTATTCGGTAAGAACTGAATCAAAAAATCAAAGGTATAAATGTTTCACTTGCAATAAATCGTTTCAAATATCTGTCGAATCCCCCAATTATGGCATTCCTAAAATATTATTATTTGATATTGAAACGGCATTAATGGAAGTATATGTTTGGGGATTATATAAACAATTCATTTCACATAATAACATTATAAAAGATAAGGACGGCGAAGAAAAATCGTGGTTTGTTTTATCTTGGGCAGCAAAATGGCTTTATGATGAAAACGTTCAATCTGATATTGTAACGCCAAAAGAAGCAAGGAAAAGAAAAGACAAGCGGATTCTTGAATCAATTTGGAAACTATTAGATGAAGCTGAAATTGTTATTGGGCATAATCTTGACCGTTTTGATATTAGAAAATTAAACGCGCGATTTATTGATAATGACCTTGACCCCCCTTCCCCATATAAAACCATTGACACCCTTAAAATTGCAAGAAGGGAATTTGCTTTTGTTTCTTATAAACAAGATTACTTGACAAAGCATTTTAAACTTGAACAGAAATTGGAAACGTCTTTCGATTTATGGGTTAAATGTATGCAAGGCAATCAAGAAGCTTTAAACACTATGGAAGAATATAATTGCCATGATGTTATGGGATTGGAAGAAGTATATTTAAAATTAAGACCTTATATAAAAAACCATCCAAATCTTGGCGTGTTAATGGATGCCAATGTTTGCCCAAATTGCGGTTGTGATGACTTGGAAGAATTAGACACTTATTATTTTACAACAGCTAACAAATTTCAAGTATATCGTTGTATTGGCTGCAAAACTCCATATATCAGAAGCAAGAAAAATACAAACTTTGACCAAACTAATGTCAGAAGCGTTCCCAAATGAATGACCCAATTAATCCAGACTATTACAACAAAGGAATTGAAACGACAAAATATGTTCTTTCTCACGATATGGGATTTTGTGAAGGAAATATTATTAAATATATTACACGATATAAACAAAAGGGCGGTTTGGAAGATTTAAACAAAGCAAAAAAATATTTAGAATTATTAATTGAACAGATTAAAGATGCCAAAGAAAAAATATATTAAAAGACCATTCCCAAGAAAAGGAGTGGATTAGAAACAAATGAGGGCGAAGAAAGAACTTTTTTCTATCAACAAAATTTGTGGATAGCAAACGAAAAAGTTTAAATGCCTTGGTAAGCCTTTGCCCTCTAAACAAATGGGAGAATAAAATGCAAGAAAAAAACTACATAAACGGAATCACATTAAAAGAAAAAACCTTTGATGACGGCGGTTCATTGATAAACGTTGGAATAAAGGTAGATGATTTTATTGAACAATTGAACGCAATAAAAAAGAATAGCGGTTGGGCGAATATCGTTATTGCTAAAAACAGAGAAGCAACCGAAAAAGGATTAACGCATCATATGTACGAAAGCACCTTTGAACCAAAAGATGAAAAGTTATTCTAATGGATATTTTAGTAAAATTCGCATCATTTGTGTTTCAACTTGGTCTTGGCGTGGTATTATTATGGATTGGATTAATTGGCGTGTTAGCGGTATTAAATATTATATTTAAAGAAATTAATTGAATAAAAAAATATATATTCCTTGCCCTATGTGTGGAAGGTCTGAAGAAAATCAAGAAAAAGAATATATTCAGCAAAAAGCACAAGAAGCTATTAATAATTTAAAGTTTTTAAATTTAGGTATTGCGTTAATGCACCAAATGACCCCTTTAGAACAAAAGGTTTTTTATATGCACCAAATACAACGCGAAAAATTTAAAGACATTGGAGTCGTTCTTCATAAGTCAGAAGCAACAATTAAAAAAGCTTGGCAACGCTGCAAGTCGCGAGGGGATAAGGTTTTAGAAGAATCTGTCTATTAAAAAGTTCACCTTTTCCCTTATAAGTAAAGGGTCGAATTGTTTCCCTCCCCGCTTAATCTGGCAAATCAGACGCGAAAAAAAGTGGTAGACAGAAAAACAAATCAAATTCTTTACCGGTAAGGATATTTAAATTTATGCCAATCCCTCCAACTTCAGTAAGAAGGGCGGCGCGAATTGCGTTGAAAACAAGACGCGAAGTGCCAAAATCTCGCAAAGGCGGGACAGTTATAGGGATAGCGCGTGGGCGCGACCTATCATCTGGAAAAAATATACCTTTGGCAACTGTTCGCAGAATGAGCAGTTTTTTTGCCAGACACGACACACCCGCAGAACGTAGAAACAGAAAAGACCCAAAAAGTCGCGCATCCATAGCTTGGGGACTATGGGGAGGAAACGCCGGAAGAAGTTGGGTAAAATCGGTATTAAAAAAATAATGGCTAAAGTACGCAAAGCAATAAAAGACAAAAGAACCGGATTGCCAAAAAAATATCTGTCTGGTGTTAAGGGCGCAAAAAGGACAGAACTTGCGCGGGTCATTAAACAAATTTCAAAATTATATAAACAAGGCAAAAGAGTTCCAAGAACATTAATTAAGAAAAGAATTAAACTTGGCAGTTAAACGCAAAGCATTAAGCGCAACCGTTGTCAAAACGTTAAGGACAAAAGCAAAGAAGTCAAAATTGTTTAATTTGTTAGACTTAAAAAAATCTTATCGTCGCGGTCAAGGTGCTTTTCTTGGCGCAGGGTCGCGAAGCGGTGTTGCAATGTCAACTTGGGCAATGGCAAGGGTCAACTCAATGATTCGAGGAACTAAAAAACACGATACGGATATTAGACGCGCAGCTTTAAAACGCAAAAGGAGAAAATAGATGATTAATTATGGAATGGGTTTGGGGAAAAAGAAAAAGAAAAATAAAAAAAAGATGAAAACTAAAAAGAAAAACACCATAAAAAGGATGTAACTTTTGGCCAAGAATCTTTCAAATATTAGTTTACAAGGATTAACCGCAAGGCAAAGACAACAAATGCGTTCTCATATGGTACACCATACAAAAAGACATTTATCAAAGATGGCTACCGAAATGCGCAAAGGAAAAACGTTTGCACAATCGCATCGCATAGCGCAAAGGATAATTGGCAAGTAATGAGCGAACAACTGACAACCAAGCAATATGATGTTAGCAATTTAATCTTTGCAGAATACAACCCGCGCGAATTAACCAAAGACCAACATCAAGATTTAAAAGATTCAATTACACGCTTTGGCTTTGTTGACCCCTTAATCGTTAATACGCATAAAGAACGCAAGAATATATTAGTTGGCGGTCATCAACGCTTAAAGATAGCAAAAGAATTGGGATATAAAGACGTCCCTTGTGTTGAGGTTGATTTAACACCAGACAAAGAAAAAGAATTAAATGTTCGATTAAATAAAAATACCGGTCAATGGGATTGGGATGCGTTAGCCAACCATTTTGATGTTGGGGAATTGATTGATTGGGGATTCAATGAGGATGAATTACAATTCAAAGAGCCTGAACAAGTTAATGGACTTATTGAAGATGACGAAGTTCCGGAGGTTGAAGAATCCATTACACAACCGGGCGACTTATGGATATTAGGCGAACATCGTTTATTATGTGGGGATGCGACAAAGAAGGAAGATGTTGAACAATTGATGGATGGGCAAAAAGCTGATATGGTGTTCACTGACCCTCCTTATGGCGTTGATTATGATGGTGGTATCCAATTCACGAAGGACGGAGTAAAGACGGGGCAGCAAAAGAAACTAAAAAATGATGATGTATCGATTTATTTAGATGCGATTCCAATGATGGCAAAATATTCAAGTGGTCCGATATATACTTGGTTTGCAGCTACTAAAGGAAAAGATATTTACAATGCAATAGATGGTGTTGGTGGCGATTTACACGCTTTAATTATTTGGATAAAAAATGGGGGATATGGTGCATTGAACGCAAA